ACCGGATGGCCGCGCGATTTTTTACCCCCCCTCGTGCGTAATCGCGCGCTCCCTCCCTGGTGGCCCCCCTCCCCGCTCCTGGTGTCCCCCTGTACGTGGCCACTCGTTACTGTCTCACTCTCTGTACAATGGGCCATGTTGTCGGTGAATTATTGTTGACTGACCCTTTAATTCAAATTAAAGGTTAACTCTTTTATGCCGCGCGATATCAATTCAAATTTGAATTATTGATTCGCGTTTCTTGAGTGTGTCCCATTGTACTTCATGGTCGACGTGGACGATTTGAGACCATGCTGCTGAGTCAAGTTAAGCTCTTCTTTGAATAATCCTTTTCTATATATTGGGCCCGAATCATATATGATAGTCGAAGTGACTCAGCAGTCCACCACGTTTATTTGAATAGCTATATTGATCGTATAATCACGTGTTAGTCTTTGATTATGTATCCTTATAAGTATAAACGTGGTGCGTCATTCGCTGCACGACGATTTTATTCACGTAATCAGGTGTTCAAGCGTTCAACCATCTCCAGACGAGATGACGGGAAACGAAGGCCGGTTAATTCAAATAAGCCAAGTGATGAGCCGAAGATGTCAACCCAACGCCTGCACGAGAATCAATATGGCACAGAATTTACAATGGCCCATAATTCTGCCATTCCAACCTATATCTCATATCCTAATCTGGGTAAGACGCAACCCAATCGATCCAGGTCGTATATCAAGCTGAAACGCCTACGTTTCAAAGGAACTGTTAAGATCGAGCGTGTTCCTACTGACGTGGCGATGGACGGTACTACTCCCAATACAGAGGGAGTGTTCTCATTGGTCATTGTCGTTGACCGAAAACCTCATTTGACTGCAGCTGGATGCCTACACACGTTCGACGAGCTGTTCGGTGCCATAATCCACAGCCATGGAACCTTGTCTATAGTTCCCGCATTGAAGGATCGTTACTACATACGGCATGTATTTAAACGGGTACTGTCCGTCGAGAAGGATAACGTAATGGTGGATATTGAAGGATCCACTGCTCTCTCTAACAGGCGTTTTAATTGTTGGGCTAGTTTTAAAGATCTCGACTTGGATTCGTGTAAGGGTGTTTATGACAACATAAACAAGAACGCCCTGTTAGTTTATTATTCATGGGTCTCTGATACTGTGTCTAAAGCATCCAGTTATGTATCGTTCGACCTTGATTATATTGGATAATCAATAATAACAAGTAATTTGTAAATAATAAATCTTATTATTTGAATATTTTTGGTTGAGGTGCATTACAACTACTCTTGATACATTCTTGGACCGTAGTCCTTACTAGTTCGTTTAATTGGGCTATGGACATGGTAATGTTGGATTCCGCTCTCTGGGCCCCCACAATCGAAGCAGACTCTCCCGGGTCTAACACGCTGGTCCCCAGCCGACTTAGGTGCCTGTAAGGGTGGAGCTCGTTCCCCACCTCTGAGTCCGCATCTGAATGCCCCGTCCCCACCGCACTCCTGGAAGCCCATGACTCACCAGGCCTTATTTCAATTGGGCCTCTGAGCCCAACCCTGGACATGGATGCGCATCTGATGGGCTTCCTTTCCCATCTTCCGTAGTCGACGTGCGAAAAGTCGACATCCTTGTCGGTGAACTGTTTGGAAAGGATCTTCACTGTCGGTGCCCGGAAAGGGATATCCACGGAATGTTTCGCCGTCGACAGTTTCAGTTTCCCTTTGAATTTCGCGAAGTGGGTTCTCTGATGAACATTCGTATCGCAGACTCTGTAGTAGAGTTTCCATGGAATTGGGTCCTTCAACGAGAAGAACGAAGCGGAAAAGTAGTGGAGATCTATGTTGCACCTGATCGGAAAAGTCCACGACGCCTGCAGAGATTCGTTGTCCGTCATCCTTTTGTCGTGGATCTCCACTATCACCGTCCCCGTGGCGTTAATCGGTACCTGCTGCCTGTATTCTATGACGCAGTGGTCGATTTTCATGCAGCTCCGGCTAAGCCTCGCCGTCAACTGAGACGCCGTCGATGGGAATTGCAGAACTATCTCGGTCAGATCATGGGAAAGCTGATACTCGTCCCGGTGGGACTCTATGTAATTGAAGGCGTTCGGAGGATTTACTAACTGAGAATCCATATGAAGAAGAAAGGCCGCGCAGCGGCACTGATTGCTGAAGTTGAACGGCTGACGAAGAAATTAGGGTTTGTTTGGGAAAACACTCGATGAACAACTGTTGAAGATGAAGAAGATTTTCTGGGTTTCCCAGAATTTAGCTGAAGAACGGAAGAACAGTCGTTTAGTTTTTCTTGAATATATGAATTGTTTTTGAGAAAGAGGAGAATTCTGGGAATATTTTGAAGATGATAATGGTTTAGATCTCTTAGTCTTTATATAGAACCTCAGTACTCTGTTTTGATATCGTTCGGGAGAAGTTTGTGTCTAGGCGGTGGCATATTTGTAAATAAGAGAGTGTGTACCAATTGAGCTCTCTCTAAACTTAGCAAATGAATTGGTACACAGGTACACAATATATAGTAGAACCCTCATTAACGGATTTGCAACACGTGGCGGCCATCCGCTATAATATT